CATTGCGGGTGGTGCGGCGGTGGGTCAGCCATTCAGGCGAGCCCTGCTGCATGGTCAAGGTCTTCATGCATCCTCTCCGTGCGGAGGCTGCTGGGGCTCGTCCTGGCTGTCGCCGTCGTCGTAACCGGGATCACCTGGCAGCGGGAAGTTCGGGTTCGGCGGCGCCTTCGCGATGGGCGCGCGGATCCTTGCCAGCTGCTCGTCCGTGAAGCGCGCCTTCGTTTGCAGCTTGGCGATCAGCTCGTCGGCCGTGCCTGGGCCCTTGGCGATCAGGTCGCGCCACTTCGGCAGGTTTTCTTCGAAGGCGGCTTCGGCGTAGAGCGGCAGCTCGACCGGCTTGTGCTCGATCTTCGCCGGGATCGTGGAGACGACGGTCGGGTCGCTCGGGATTTCTTCCAGTTCGTCAGGCGTATAGACGCCGAGAAGCGCCTCGGGCGCGTAGCGGCGTGCCCACTGGCGAGTGCCGCGATAGACGAGCATGTCGTCGGGCGATTTCTTCCAGTTGCTGTTTTCCGTCTTCCAGTTGGCCACTGTTCCTTCGACAGACTGGTCGACGGTCATGCCGCGCGGACGGCCGGTGACGATCACCATGCGGTTTTCACCGCTGCCGGCGAAGTCATAGCGCAGGCGACCTTCGATGGCTCCCATCGCGTACAGTGCTGCCGCGACCAGCTTGCCTTCATAGCAGAGCTTGTCGCGCACGACGGACGTGCATTGAGCCACGCTGACAGCATCCATGCCCCAGCGTTGAGCCTGCATGACGATCAGCAGACAGTCGCCCGGCTTGTTCCGCAAGTGGGCCGGAATAAGGCTCGCCTGCGCCATGATGTCGGCCAGGCGCAGCGCGTCGTTGATGGAGGTTGGTACCAGCGCGTTCATGCGCTGATCGAACTGAGCAGCCGGCGACTGCGGGATGATTGGTACAGCGGCGTTCATGGGTTCTCCTGGCGATTCTGGAAAGGTTGCCGCGATCAGGCCGCCTTGGCAGGCGTCTCGATCTTCTTGTAGGGGTACTTCGCGGCGAACGGCTTGATGTGCTTGCCGAAGTGTTTGCCGAGCGATTCGGCGGCCTTGAAGGCGGCGAAGTCGTCACCCTTGCCCTTGTCGATGTCGATCTTTTCGATCTCGGCCTTGGCTTTGATGCTGAAACCGCTCATTGCATTGATCTCCTGCAGGCTAGGCCGCGTTGTGGTGGCTCAGGTTTCCAGAGCCGGGTGATAGGTTTCGGCGGTCAGCCCGAAGGTCCAGGCGACCGCTTCATGCGCGGTTGTCATATCGGGAGGGACGCGAATCGTGTACTGCTTGAAGCGAGAGCCTTCGGGCGAATTGATCGCGGCCTGCGCGGCATCACCGAAAATGGCGATGGCCTCGTCACGACTCATCACGCCATCGGGTTCCGGCGTCGAGTTAAGTACGCGGACCATGACGAGCGGTTCATCGTCGGCCAGGTCTTTGCGATAAAGAAGACCGACGGAATCGCGCGCGATCAGCTTGGCGCCGGAATCGAACAGGAAGCGTTCTGCGCCGTAGCGTTCGACCATCACGCGGCGAATTTCAGCGTTCGATTCCTGCTCGATGGCGCGCTGCAGTGCCGTCTTCTGGATGTCTTGCTGGGTGGCGATGCCCTTGAGGTATCGCCGATGGAATTCGATCGGATCGCTGGCGCGTTGCGCGGCCGCGCGACAGAAGTAGGAAGCGGTTCGGTTGACGGAACGGCCCAGGTAGATCATGCCCGCTTCTCCGGCGCTTCCTTGCGCAAATTCGCCTTCGCATCTGCGACCACGCGCGCGGGGCTGTCCTTGCCCTTCAGCGTCTTTTCCTTGGCGCCGCGCGCAGCGAGAAGTGCCAGCTTGGCGCTGTAGCCCATGCGCCGTGCTGCGATGTTGATGGCAGCGAAAACGCCATCGGCCTTTTCGTTGATCTGGGGACGAACGAACGGAACGACGTTGCTCATGGTCAGTCGCCTGTGTCGGTGCGTGGGTGATTCAGGGCGCCGGTCACCGCGTTTTCCTCGGCGTACGGCGGCGCGAAACAGTCGGCCAGCATCGCCTCGACTTCCTGGTCGCTGAGCGGATAGCCGGAGTTCGGGAGGGCAATCCCTTGCGCGGCGATGGTCCCGCCCGTGCCACGCGCTACCGTGCGCAGCGCGATTCGTTCCGGGCCCGTGTCACCGACGCGTGCGTACCGGCGCCAGTAGTCGGCGAACGCTGCAATGTCTTCCGGCGGCACAACAGCGGAGAGACCTGTGCTTGTGTTGTCGAACTCAACTTCTTCAGCATCGACGTCCATCATCGGATCGGAGTCGAAGCCGGAAGGCGGCGCCTCCACCACAACGGCAACCGAACGCAGCGCCCGCATGCCGATCAGCGTCAGCGCCGAACCGAGCGCGAGGCAGAACAGATGCGAGAAGATCAGGATCGTGGTCATGCCTGCGCCTCAGCGAAGAAGAGCGCCACGAACACGTGCGAACCGATGAATCCGATCAGCGCCAGCAACAGCAGCACCATGTGCGTCACGATGCCGTGCATCAGGTTCGGCACACCCGCCTTGTCAGCCCGCCAGAACGCAGAGAGGACCGGACCGCCGAGGCCGAGGATCGCGCCGAGCAAGAGCCACTGCAGCGGGTTCATGCCGCCACCTGCACGATCTGGCAGCCACGGCGACGGAACTCGACCAGCTTCGCGATACCGCCGTTGTGCGGAAACCGCGTTTCGTTCCGCTCAAGGACGCCGACACAGACCAGCGCCTCGGCCATGCGAAGGCGCTTGCCCTCGCTCTCCAGCACGACGACGTAGAAGGTGCTCGGAAAGCTGAGCGCGACCTCGCGCAGCTCTTCCGCCGTCGGCTGGTTCGTCTGGTCGGCCTGGCGCGCAAGGAAGCGCGCTATCGCGGCGTCGAGTTCGCGGTCTTCGTGATGGTGCTGCATTACGCTCTTCCGTGTTGGATAGATCGCTGGACGGCGCTTTTGGCCGATACCAGGAATTCGCCGCCCCACTGCTCAGCCATCGCTTGCGCAACGCCGGAATAGGTTTGAGAGCGAAGCTCTGCCCGCTTATAGCTCGGCGGCATGTGGTGAATACGGGGCTCACGGCCTTCAACAATGTTCGTCGGCGCGAGCAAGGGAAGCCCGCGCAACCAGAGGCACGTCGCCTTCGTCTCGCCGTGGCCGAACTGCCACGGTTGTATCGTTTGGTCCGGCTGCCTGAACAGCGTGGACAGAATTGAAACGGGGCGTTCAAAGCACACGCGCGGGATATGCGCTGCGCGCCGCCATCCTTCCATGAACAGGGAAACGCCACGATACAGACGGCCGTCCTGCCGCTTCGCCCGGAAATGTTTGGCACCGCTGACAGCCGTGTTGGTGCATGGGAAATGGAAGATGCCCAAGTCCCACGGATAGTCCATCACGTCAAAGACGTTGCCTTGATAGTGCGGCGCGTCCTGTTGTGCCGGCTCCAGATCGCAGGACAAAACCTCATGTCCGCGCTCAATGAACGCCTTGGCGACAACCTGCGAACGCTCGCAGCCCACGAGTACGCGCATTAGCGCGACTCCACCACAAGGGCGAATGCAGCGCGGGCGTCGTCCTGCGTGTACAGATCAGAGCCGCCGCGCTCTTCGAGCATCCGGCAAAGCTGCGCACGGTCGCCACGCGGCAAATTCGCAGCCTTGGCGGGCGTCATCGCCTCGCCCGTCTTCACGTGCAGGTTGTAGGCTGATGCGATCAGCGCGTTGGTCTTTGCCGCCGTCATGTTGCTCATGCCGCTCTCCGAAGATGGAGAGCGATCAGCGGGCCGTCGCTGGACTGTTGAGGCTCAGGGGAGGGAGCCCGCCGGCAGGGGAACCGGCACCAGCGGCGACCCGCCGGTCGCCCGCCCCCGAGAACCGGGGACGGTGGAAGAATTACCGAAATGGTTATGCCGTGTCAATACCGAAACGGTAATTATTTTTGGTCTTGGCGTCCATCAGGCAAGGGTGGCCGTCGTTACCGTTTTGGTACATACCCAAAACGGTATTGACACGGAATAACCGAAACGGTAATTATTTGGACGCCATGAACCTTTCCGACTACATCAAGAACCAGGGCGGCACGGCCAAGGCCGACTGCCCTGTGATCGCCGCAGTCGCCCTGAAGGCGGGCTGCAAACCCTCCACGCTGTACGTCATTTCCCTGGGCCACAAGAAGCCCAGTTGGAAGCTGTCGCTCGAGATCGTCAAAGCGACCGACGGCCTGGTGACGGTCCATGACCTGCGCTCGGACATCGTTGGTCCACCGCCCGCCGCGGCTGAAAAAGCCGCCTGATTCCACACGCCGAGCCTCGAAAGGGGTTCGGCGTTTTTGTACGTCCTGCCGCCGATAACGGTTGATAACACTTCGTATCAGGGATTCTCGATGCAGCAGATCGCCCTCAACTTCGAACCCGGCCTGGCCCAGAAATTCAAGGACTTGCGGGAATGTTTCGCTGCCTGTGTATACCAGCGCGGGCTAGGGCGGGTGGCTTCGGCCATCGACTGCCAGCCTTCGAATCTGAGCTTGATGCTGAGCGGCGAGCGCAACCTCGACCCGGCGCTGGTCGAGGCCTACATGCAGCATTTCGGCGACAGCACGCCGGCGATGTTCTGGGCCGCGCGCTGGCTGCAGGACGCCGCTTCCCTGCAGCAGCAGGCGCTGGCGCAGATTCCCGCACTGGTGGCCGATCTGAACCGCCTGATGACGCTGGCGAAGCCCGCATGACCTTCTGGGATGTTGCCTGCGCTTTCATGGCCGGCATCGCCGTCGGCCTGCTGATCGCTGCCTATCTCGCAACCTGGGACGGTCAGGCATGACCCAGCACCTGATCGCCGAGATGCTGTCTCGCTACGCCGCGAGCACCCAGGGCCACGCCTTCACGGTCGAGGACTTCCGCATCTGGGGTCGCGATCGCGGCTTGAGCGCGCGCCAACCGGAAGGCCTGGTCCTCTCGGTCTTCGAAGAATTCGTCGCCGACGGCCATCTGACCGTCGTGCACAACCCGCAGGGCCACACGGCCTACAGGAAGGCGGCATGAACCTGCACGACCGGATATGGCCCGAGGGGCGCTTCTGGGCGCTTCTGACGCCGGCCAAGCGCATCGCCCGCAAGGGCGGGGCGATGGCAATTTTCGACAACTACGAAGACGCTTGCGCCGCCTTGAAGCCGGGCTATGCCGTCGGCGCCCTGGACGTGCTGAGCGCGTCGGTCGTCTGCCTCATGGAGAAGCAGGCATGAACTACGGCAAACCCTCTCAGAGCGATCTGGAACGCTTCCAGCGCGGTCTGGCATCGGCACTGGCCGAACTGGGCGCCCCTGGCACTGCGCAGGACGCTGACGCCCTCCAAGCGCGCTACCTCGCCGATATCGAACGCGGCTTCGGGTTCAAGCCCGAGCCCCAGGCGCAGCTCCCGCTGCCGAAGGCGGCCTGACCGTGGGCCGGATACGCACGATAAAGCCGGAGTTTTGCAGCTCGAAGGACACGGGCGCGCTTTCCCGCGAAGCCCGCCTGTTCTTCCTGCAGTTGCTGACGGAAGCGGATGACCAGGGACGCATGCTCTGGCTGCCGAAGAAGTTGGCCGGCCTGCTGTACCCCCACGACGAGGATGTTTCGCCGTCCATGGTGACGAAATGGATGGAGGAATGCTGCGGCCGCGACATGGTTGTCCGGTATGAGGTCGGCGGAGCGGAGTATTTGCAGATCACGAACTGGTCAAAGCACCAGAAGGTCGATCATGCCGCCAAGAGCCGCCTGCCGTCCGTTACCGATCAAGAAGTTACGATTCTCTCGCGAAACACTCCCGAGAACGTCGCGAAAGATTCGCGAGAGTCTCGCGAGAAACTCGCGCCTGATCTAGGATCTAGGAACAGGGAACAGGGAACAGGGAAAGAGATATCGGAAGAACTACGTTCTTCCTCAGGGAACGACGTTCCCGATCTGTCCGGTTCGAAACCTGGAAAGCGATCCCGCAAGCCCAAGGCGGTGGGCGAGGGTGTGGAGGCCGAGTCGCACGACAACCGCGTCGTCGAACTGGTGCTCGACTGCTACCACCGCATCCTGCCGAACTGCCGTCGCGCTGAGGCGCTGACCGACAAGCGCCGTCGCGTGATCCTGCACGCGAACAAGCTGGCAAAGGCTGTGCTGAAGCGCCAGGGCTGGGAGGACATGACCGTCGGCCAGTTCTGGACGGCCTACTTCGAGGAATGCTCCCGCGAGCCCTGGACACGCGGTGATCTGCCGAACCCGAACAACCCGAGCTGGAAGCAGAACATCGAGACCCTGCTCGACGAGAAGCGGTTCTCGCAGATCATGGACCAGGCGATCGAGCGGCACAGAAACGCGGGCGAGAGCGGCGGCGAAGGCCTGCGGGAGGCCGCATGAGCGCGATGCCGGAGTCGTTCCGCCACGACAGCAAGATCGACAACCTGCGCATTCCGCCTCAGTCGGTCGAGGCGGAGCAGTCGGTTCTCGGTGGCGTGATGCTGGTCCCCGATGCGCTGGCGCTGGTCGCCGATCTACTGGTCGAAGATGATTTCTATCGCCGCGACCATCGGCTGATCTGGCGCGCGATCAGCGAACTGGACGAAAAGGGCAAGCCGTTCGACGCGGTAACCCTGGGCGAGTGGTTCGAGACGAACAACCTCGCGGAACAGATCGGCGGCACCGGCTACCTGATCGAGCTGGCCAGCACGACGCCCAGCGCGGCCAACGTACGCGCTTACGCGCAGATCGTAGCCGACAAGGCGACGCTGCGCGCGTTGATCGACGCCGGCACCGAGATGGTCAATGACGGCTTCCTGCCAGGCGGCCGCGATGTGCAGGAGATCGTCAGCACCGCCCACCTGAAGCTCGCAGGCCTGACCACGGACCGAGGCGCTGGCGGTTTGGAAGCGCCGAAAAAGCACCTGCGCGAGATGTGGCACGACCTGGTCGCGCTCGTGGACAGCGGCGAGGAACTGACCGGCTTGTCGTCGCCCTGGAGCGAATGGGACGACCTCACGCTCGGTTTGCAGGACGGCGATCTGTACGTCATCGGCGCCAGGCCGAATATGGGCAAATCGATCCTCGCCGGGGACCTCGCCGAGCACATCGCCAACAAGCACGGTCCGGTCGCTGTTTTCTCCCTGGAGATGGTGCGCAAGCAATGGCTTCGCCGTACCGCCGCCAGCATCGGGAAGATCCCGCACGACTGGCTCCGCTCGCCGAAGGCCTACGCGCGCCGCCACTCCGACGACGTCGACTTCGGTTCCGACGAACTGTGGGGCCGGCTGAACGCTGCGATGCGCCACCTGGCCAGCTTGCCGCTGCTCATCGACGACACGCCGGCCCTGACAGGCGAGCAGGTCGTAGCACGCGCGCGCCGCGCCAAGCGGCAACACGGGCTAAAGGCCGTTGTGATCGACCACCTGCACATCATGGGCCTGCCTGGCCACCAGAATCAGTCCATCGAGATCGGCGGGTTGACGCGCCGGCTCAAGGCCCTGGCGAAAGAGTTGAAGGTGCCGGTGATCATCCTCGCGCAGCTCAATCGCGCGCTGAAGGATCGCACCGACAAGCGCCCGACGATGACCGACCTGCGCGCCTCCGGCGATATCGAGCAGGACGCGGACGACATCTGGTTCCTGCACCGGCCCGACTACTACGACAAGAAAACGCATCTCCGCCGCGTGGTGGAGCTAATCAACGCAAAGTCGCGCAATGCGCCCGCCGGCGAGACGGTCTATCTGAAGAACCGCTTCGACGAAATGCGCATGGAGCCATGGGTCGGCCCGTTGCCGCAGCCCATCCAGCCGGAAGGTGAAAGCGGATCGGGCCAAGGCTTCCGCCGCCAGGTCCGCGGCAGCAAGAAGCAGGGCGATGCCGGCAGCTACGCGGCGAAGGGCGGCGAATGAACCGGCCGCGCAAGGTTGGCAAGAAGTCCCAGCGGCCGATCTACTTCACGGTTGAGCGGCTCGTGCGTCCCAGCACCGGCGAGGAAGTCGGCGCCCTGGTGCCGCGCTATCGCTGCGACGTCTACGAAATGCGCGCACGCAGATACTCAACAGGGACAGAGCTGCGCGCCGAATTGAAGAAGCCGCGCAATCCGAAGTTCCACCGGCTCGCGCACGCGCTTGGCCAGCTCGCCGTCGACCACATCGAGGGATTCGAGAGCCTGTCCGCGCATGACGCGCTCAAGCGCCTGCAACGTGAATGCGGGGTGCAGTGCGAGTCGCAGGAACTGGACCTTGGCCCGCTCGGAAAGGTGCCGGTTTCGGTGCCCCGGTCGATCGCATTCGACGAGCTGGACGAAGGCGAATTCGGCGAGCTGTTCGCTGGCGTGGTCCTGCACATCCGCAAGGCCTACTGGCCCACGCTCAGCGAGGAAGCGATCGAAGAATTGACGCACATGACGGAGCGCGACGCATGAACGCCCGCCAGCGCGCCTTGCGCTTCCTCGCGATCAAGTGCCTGGGCTGCATGGCCTGCAGGCGCGCTGTGTATCTCGGCCTGATCGCGATCACGGCCATCGCCGAGGTCCACCACCTCAACGAAGACGGGCACGCCGGCCAGGCGCGACGCGGAGACGAATACACGATCGGGCTCTGCAAATGGCACCACCGCGGCGAGCCGCCGTTCCCGTCGATTACGGTGACGCAGGCGACGAAGCTCTACGGCCCCAGCCTCAAGCACGAGCCGAGACGGTTCCGCGAGGTGTACGGAAGCGATGATGCCCTGCTTGAAAAGCAGGACCAACTGATAGCGATGGAGGTCGCATGACCACGTTCAAGGCTGGTCAGAAGGTGCGCGACAAAATCAACGGCTATTGCGCGACGTTCGTGGAATACACCGAGCGCAGCTGGACCGGAATGGACTGCAGAATTCAGATGGACGCCGTATGGAAAAACGCCTACGGCCACTTGCTCCCTGCAAGCGAGATCGCTAACGCCAATTCCGCCTATCTGGAACCGCTTACCCCGCCCGGCGAACTTGAGATCACCGCCGAGGAAATCCTCCAACTGCCGACGCGTGGCAACGATTGCCCGGCTCCGCTTCCCGAGATCGTGACGCACGGGGACGTTGCATGACGGGCCCGAAAGCTATCGCGCATTCGCGAAACCTCGCCAGCACGAAGGTGCTCGATTGCCTTGCGGTGCGTGGAGCCATGCACTCCGACGCCATCGCCGCGAAGCAGGGGCTCAGCCAGCACCAGACTCGAATCGCCATCGGCTACCTGTGTCACGAAGGCTTTGCGAAACAAGTCCGCAAGGTCGATGTCCCCGGCTGCAAGTTCACGCGCTGGACTTACGAGATCACCGCCAAGGGACGAAATCGCCTCGACAAGATCATGCGCGATCCGGAGCCGAGCAAGCCGAAGCTGAAGCCGCAGGCAATCGCTCCGCTTCCGGCTGCGCTGCGCGGCGCAATGCCTCCGACGATCAAGCCCGGCCACACCGAGACGATCGAGGAATTCCAGGCGCGCGGCGGTCGCGTCGAGAAACTGCCGTGCGAATGGCCGGCGCCCACCCGATATCCGCGCGTAGGGGGAATCTCGTGAGTCGAAAGATTCTTGCCATCGATCCTGGCACGACGGAATCGGGCTGGGTCCAACTCAAGGGCGGAGTCGTCGTTGCCAGCGGCATCTGGCCGAACGGCGAATTGCGAGACCGCTTGCGTGGATCGGGGCAAGGGTGCGTTGACGCCGCCGAGGTGTGCGCGATCGAAATGGTCGCCAGCTATGGCATGGCGGTCGGCAAGGAAGTGTTCGAAACCGTTCTCTGGATTGGCCGCTTCTGCGAAGCCTGGGAACAGAGTCGGGGGGCGCCACCGCTTCTGGTCTATCGGAAGGACGTGAAAATGCATCTGTGCGGATCGCCGCGGGCAAAGGATCCGAATATCCGCCAAGCATTACTCGACAAGTTGGGGCCGCAGGGCACGAAGAAAGCCCCGGGCCCGACTTACGGCATTCGTTCTCACGCATGGGCCGCGCTCGCCGTAGGCATTACAGCCAGCGAAACGATGCTGACCGAACAGGTCGCTCGCGCCGCATGAGCCACGCCACCGACTGCCTCTCGAAGTCGCTGGAACGCGCCTGGGACTGGCTGACGGAGACGCATCGCAGCCAGCAGACGGGCAAGTGGACGGAGCACGAGTTCTGGGTGACGGAGAACGGTCGGGTGCTTCGTGCTGACGATCTATCGAAATACCCGGCGACGCGGAAGTGGCTGGTCGGTACGTTCACCCGCGAGATCGGTCTGGACGATTTCCGGAAGGCGGTATTCGAGGCATTCGACAAGCGAGGGAAGGCAGCATGAAACAGGCCACGAAGTCGAAGCGCCGGAGCGTGTCCGGCGAGAAGATCGCCCGCTTGGACGTGAAATCTTCGTTCCGGGACATCCGCGACGGCATCGGCGGTAGCCGAACCGCCCAGCTCGAGATCACGGACCAGGACATCGCCGCCGCCTTGGCGATGGTTTCGACCGCCAAGGGCAAGCCAACAGCCTGGGCCCTGGAAACCTACTACGGCAGCACCACCCGCCACGAGCACAGCCTGCGCCGAGCCTGGGCCGACGAGTCCGAGCACCATTCGGACCCGGCCGACGAGCGCATCCGAAACCGGATCGCCGCGGCGCTGGCCATCCGGGAGTTCGCCGGCGGCAAGTTCGACCTGCGGGAGTGGAGTTTGCTGACCGACTGCAAGGCGGCGGACTTTCAGAGGAACGTCGTGCGGGTGCTGGCGTGGCTCGAAGAGCTTCGGGACACGGGTCTGGAAAGTTTGCGCAACAAGCTCGCGGAACACCGCGCCGCTGTTGACTCGCGCAAATGAAGGGCGTATTTTCGCCATCGTCCAAGACTGTCACCAGAGCCCGGCCCCGCGCCGGGCTTTGTCGTTTCTGCGAGGCCAGCGATCTACCTGAGGGCTGGCAGGTAGTCCAGCTATGGAAATGTCATGCGCTCGTTGCGCACTGGACAAGCGCGACGGTGATCGCCTTTTTTACCGATCCGTGCACGGTGACGAGTTTCGCCAAGGCGGCGATGGCTTCGGGGTCAGTGATAACGAGCCCCAAGTTTTTGCCGCTGGCCCGATGCTTTGCAACGCGGGCGCGAGCGCCAACGATTTGCGCGTCGGTCGGCTTGTTGTAACGCCCAAGCGGAAGCGCCACAAAAAGATCGGCCAGTTCGGCGCCTGTGAGTGCGTTCAGCTTCAAGCCGGCGCGCTGGGCCAGCCTGTCAGATTGGCGGCGCAACTGTGCGGCCGACTGGAAATCCATTTTCTGGGCCAGTTCGTCCATGCACTCAATCGCTGGGCGCCCACGACGGTTCTTTACGCTTGAGCGAAGGAACTCGGCTATCTGTCGCGGTTGGTAGCTGATAGTCATTTGGGTCGTCCAGTTCAGTTGTAGTCGAACGGCACGCCGCCGCGCGGGAAGGCGGTGCATTCCAAGGTGCCGAGGCTGCGCAGCACCGGGCCGAACATGTCGCTGCCGGCGCCAACGACCGCATGCTCCACCGTGAACTGGCCGCTGAAAACGCCCTTGGACTCGCTGACATTGAGGGCTTGGCGGCGGGTCATTTTCTTGACGAACGAGCGGACTTCGAGGCCGTCGGCGAAACGCACGATGCTGATCTCGACCTGGCCGGGCTGCAATTTGGTGACGGGCTTGCGGTTCTTGCTCATGGCCTGGTCCTTCGCTTATATCCGGTCGGCTTTGACCGTGAAGATAGGTTAGACTGTTACTAGTAACAAGTCAAGAAGTATTTTGTTCAGCTTCGGGCAGTTTCCTGAACGGAATCGAGGCGCTGCCTCGCAAAGCGAAACAGAGCAATTCCACATCGAATTCCGGCCCGGCGGGCACCGCAGGCGACCTCGTCGCGTCGCGGGCTAGCGCCGTCCGGGCCGGATGCTACCTAGGGGACACCGTGACGCTGACCGAAAAGCTGCAGTTCATCGCTGCGCTGGGCGCGGCCGCGGCCACCATCTGGGGCTTCATCGTCTGGGGCAAGCCGAGAATGATCGCGCTCGTGGAACGCTGGCGGGCGAAGCGTAAGGCGCGCGCCGACATCGACGCTTGTCTGAGCCGCCTGCCTGAGCTGCTGAGCGTCAAGGGCGTTCTGGACGCCATGAACGGCAAGCTGGGGATCATCTCGGCCCAGGTCATGCCGAACGGCGGATCTTCGCTGGCCGACTCGGTGAAGCGGGTGGAAGAAGGCTTGCAGGGCGTCACGAAGACCGTCGCCGCCATGAGCCTGACCATGCGGGTGCGCGACGACAGCGACCCGCGCCGCGGCACGTTCGAAGCCGACCAGCACGGCTTGCTGGTGGACTGCAACAAGACCTATCTGCGCTGGACCGGCAGGACGCTGCAAGAGATGTTCGGTTGGGGCTGGATCAACGCGGTGCACCACGATGACCGCGAGCGCGTCCGCGACGAATGGCAGCAGGCGATCGAGGATTGCCGCCTGTCGGGCCTGCGCTTCCGGCTGGTGAACCTGGAGGGCGACTGCATCACGGTCGAATCCACGGCGACGCCGGTGCCGGAAGGGCAGCAACACCCCGAACGCTGGGTCGGGATCATGTTCCGGGTCGATGACGTGGAAAGCCGGGCAGCGTGAACACGACCCCGCAGCCTGCGCCGAAGCTGCCCAGTTCCAAGGGCCCGGCTGTTGGCACGGGCTTGGTGTTCCTGTCGGTGACCCTGATCGCCTTCCTCGGCAAGTGGGAGCCGGCGCCGGGCGATAAGGCCCTGATCGTGTTCGCCGACAAGCTCGCCGGCGGCATCCCCACGGTCTGCGACGGCCTGACGCACCACGTCACCAACACGCCGATCATCGTCGGCGAGGTCTGGACGCACGAGAAGTGCACGTTCGAACGAAATCGCGCCTTGCTCAAGGTGCAGGCGCAGGTGCTGCGCTGTTTCAAGGTCAACCCGCCGCAGGCCGTGTTCGACATGGCCAGTTCCCATGCCTGGAACAATGGCGCCGGCGCGACCTGCGGAAGCTCGGCGATGAAGGCCTGGAACGAAGGCCAATGGGATCTCGGCTGCCGCCGCCTGCAGCTGTCGGACAGCGGCAAGCCGGTCTGGAGCTACGTCAAGACCGGCAAGAAGCTCCCGAACGGGAAGCCGGAATACAAGTTCGTGCAGGGCCTGGCGAATCGTCGCATCGACGAGCGCGGCCACTGCGAGAAGGGAGCCTGATATGCACGGCGTCGACTCGACCATCCTATGGTGGATCCTGCTGGCGCCGATCGGCTGAGTTTAGGCGGACCGCGAAGCGGTCTCGCCTACAACGAATTGTTAGGGTGCTTTGCGAGAACGAGACAATGACTCAAGCGCGAACTGCACAACATACGGAGCTGGCCGATAGTCAGCAGACTCAGGCGCGAGGTAGTAGCGCATTACGCGCTCACTCAGTCCGATTCGGCGCGCGGCTTCGCGCTGGGAGACGCCAGCGCGATCAAGCAAAGCCCGGAGGTAATCCGGGCTGGGATTGTGCTTGGTTGCGTCAGGAGTCATGCGAGGCACGACTCGACCAGGTTCATTTCGTTGCTGATCTTGTTGCCGTTGTTGTCGATCTGGAACACGCCGTAGATGCGCTCACCAACCACATCCGACCAGCGCGACCCGATCACTACAAAGCGGCCGTAGTTCTTGCCGTTGACTTCGTAGCCCGGCAGGTACTTGGCTTCGTTGTTCATTTCGTTTCTCCTTTTCGCCGCGCCGTTGTGGCTGGCATGGGTGTAGATTATAGGCACGTTGTGCCTATGTCAACATCCTTCAGAAGTTCCCGACGAACGGTAGTTATCCACAAGATGCGGCCATGTGCGGCTGCACCCTAACATCCTGCTGGTGCTCTGCGGCCTGGTGCTGGCCTATGGCCTCTGGAAGGTCATGAGCTGGGCCTATCACCCGAAGCGCCGGGACGAGCCGCCCAATGAGTGGGGAGATTGACCATGTTCGGCAACCCGTTCACATCGCCCCTGCGCATCGTCTGCGCGGCCATCGTGCTGGTCCTGTTGGTGGCGCTCGGTGCCCAGACCTGGCGCCTGCATGACGCCCAAGCGGCCGAGAAGACCGCCATCGCCGACAAGAAGATCGCCGAGACCGAGAAGGCCGCATGGAAGCAGAAGGCCGAGGACAACGGTCAGGCTGCGGCCGATCAGAAGGAAGTCTCCAAGCGTCGAGCCGAGCTGCTGGCCGAATGCCAGGAGGCGAACGCGCGCATGAACGCCGCCAACGCGCGCGCTGCCGCACAGGCGGAAGCCAAGCGCAAGCAGGCCGAAGCCGATGCCGCGCTCTGGAAACGGAACTACCAGGCCATCGCTGCGCAGCCCAAGTGCGCACAGGCGCTGAGCAACCTGAAGGCCGCATGCCCGATCGGGGAATACTGACCATGAGCCTGAAGACCGCTGGGACCATCGCCGCGCGCGCCGTGCTCTACGCCTGGGGCGCTGTCCTGCTGATCGCCATCCTGCTTTCCGCTGGCTGCGCATCGGCGCCGAAGAAGCTGGACCTGCCCGAGGCGACGAAGGTCGAGCACACCGAAACCCGGCGCGACGTGTACGTCCGCATCGATCCGGTGCTGACCAGCCATCCGGCCACCATCCAGAGCGGTCCGCTGGATGAGGTAATCGAGGTGGCCCAAGCCCGCGGCAGCGCGCTTCAGGTCTGCTATGCCAAGCTCGACGCCATCGCCGAGATTCAGGGCACGCCCGTCAAGCCCGAAGGCAAGAAGCCGTGAGCCTCTTCGGCAGCCTCCGCCAACCCATCCCCCGCCAGCCCGGCATGATCATCATGCTGGACCTGCCGGCCGCCATATCCCGCGCCCTCCACGGGCGCGTGAAGCATCGCATTCGGATGGAACATGTCCTGCGCCGCTTGCCGAGAACGCCGTGAACGGTACGCCCGAGCCCTGCGCACCGCAGCCGAGCGCACCGCCCAGCGATTCCCCCGCCTCGCCCGTCTGCTGGGAGCAGCTACTGCTGGCGATACAGGGCCTGACGGCCGCCATCCTCCGGCAGAGCGAAGCGATCGACGCCCTGGCCGCAAGTAACGAGGCCATCGTCGATGCCCTGCCCATGCCCGAGCAGGAAGAAGAGGAAGAGCCCCAGCGCTACATGGACGGCACTCCCATGAACGGCAAGGGAAAGGGCGAGCATTGAAGCTCAAGACCCACAAGCCGAACGCAAGGCTGCGCATCCACGACAGCAGGGTCGGAAGCGGGCAGCAAGGCGAGGCGAGGCAGAACAGCCACCGCCGCGGCTACGACCATCAGTGGAAGCTGGCGCGGAAGGAATACCTCGAGAAGAGCCCGCTGTGCTTGGAATGCAAGAAGGTCGGCAGGGTCGAGGTGGCGACCGATGTCGACCACATCATCCCGCATCGCGGCGACATGCGGCTGTTCTGGGATCGCAACAACTGGCAAGGACTGTGTCACGCCTGCCATAGCGCGAAGACGGCGCGAGGCGAATGACACCATCCTCCGGGGGGGGCGTTCGACGTTTTAGAACGAACATTTTTATCGAC